TCATAGCGGAAACAACGGTATCAGTTTGTACGCTACCGTCTCACCGTCATGCTCGTCCTGCACTTTCCATTCCTCAAGTCGGAAAGTGTATGAGGTTACCAGCGGATCTATTTTCAGATCATACAATATCTGGCTTGGCGGTGTCGTATCCAAATCAGCATAGCTGGAAAAGAAGCGAAGACATCCGAGGAAACGTCCTCCCACATGATTGATATGTGTCCGGTTCATCCATTCAGGCTTGCATGGCTGGAGCATGACGCTGTCCTTCCCCAGTTCTTTAAATATTATAAAAGCTCCGGTGGGCATTTTGTCACGGACAAACATCCGTCTGAAAAGAATGTCCCTGTGCAGTCTGGTATTCCGAAGACGGCATATAGATGTATAACCTGTCCTTACCGGCTCCTTTCTGTTTTCCTCCAGCCGCTTGTATTTCTTATCCAGATCCTCTATATGATCCGGATGGATCAGAATATTTTTTCTCTTGTTCTCCATGGCTAGTCCTCAATAAAATCAATCATGAAATACTCTTTCCAGGACACATCCCCGTTGTCAAAGCACACAAGCGCCCGACTCCCGTCCTTTGAAATCTTCCTTACTGTCCCCGTACAGGTGATATCCCCGTCAAAAAAGACACGCGCACCTTCCTTGCACTGTGTCCTGAATACATTAATTTTCATTGTCGTCTTTTTTATTTAAATGGTTGGATTATTAGAATACTGTTTGTTGCAATGCAACAGTTCGAAATAGCCTGTCATGGCTCCCCTTGGAAAAGCACAATGACATGGAAGACCATATATCTGACATGCGCAATGTTCGCACGGTGCTCCGGTCTGCTCATATTTCGTAACCGCATCCTTTCTTGTCATAAGCTCGTTATAATGTATCTCGCTACATTCCTTCCAGTCATCATCTTTCGGACGTACGGACATGGCCGGATCTATCTCCGCATAATAATAACGCATCTCTACTTTCTGCGGATTAGCGCGCGATACAAGTATACGTCCGAAATGACGGTAAAGCCTGTTCGGCAGCACCTTGCCTTCCGGCACGGAGCGCAACTGCGGTATGAACTGATCCTCCTTGTGGAAGAGCCGTATGAGTCTTATCACCCATAATAACATCTTTTTTCTCATGGTTCCTGTTTTTTTGTTTCCTTGCGGACATAACGATAAATAACATTCTGTGCGTTGAGGCTTATTTCATCACACATTTCTCCGAATAACGCGCTCATACGCTCATCACCGAAACTGTCTACATACCGGGTTATGTCCCGGCACTCTGCCGCAGCCTTCTTCGCCCTGACCACTACGGGAAGGGTTACGGAACGATCAAATCCTTTAAGATATTCCTCGAACTCCAGCGCCGCGCCATAAAGCATGTCAGCGAATACGAATACCTGATGCATCAACACCAGCGCCTTATCCCTCTCCTGTGGTGTAAATTTTGGTAGAAGAAATGACAACGGCACATGTTCACGAACATTCTGCAAGGCCGCAATTTTTCGTTGCAGCTCGGCCATTCTGGCGTAACGGCGTTCCTTTATCGCCATAGCAAGCTGCCTTTGTAGTTTTTCTAGTTCTTTTTCCATTTTATATCCATTTACGACGGCTGTTGCCGCCAAGGTGAACAATATTGAACATCTCCTTGACACGGTCCAACACATAATCTCCGTATAGGTTGCGAAACTGCGACAAATCCTCCATGTCGATGTTTGTCGTACCGAATGTAAGCATCTCATGCCGAAGTTCGTAACGCATCTGCAAGATGGTCTGTATGACATTGCACGACGTACCGAAATGCTTTGCATTTTCCTCCCGCCCAATCTCGTCAATTATCAGGTGTCCGGCCATGCCTTTTGTTGTCCATCTGTCAAGCGCCTCCGTACCTTGGGAGGAATAACGTAAGGCTATCTCCGTGGCCGAACGCATCTCAAAACAGATGTCGGAACGGCGACAACCGTATACCAGTCTATTGATAAGTGCCATATAGACTTGCAGTCCTTTCAAGATGGTGGTCTTCCCGCTTCCCACCGGACCATAGAGCAATATTCCTTTCTTTCCGGACAGCACATCTGACTTATGCCATACCCATTGGTATATCTCGCTTAGCAATTGACAATTTGAACCGTCCACCATGAAATCAGGAGTAACTTTCCGCATGGAAAGTATCAGCCTGTGCTTCCAGAACTTCTCTATTTCCTCATCGGACAACATCATCCTTACGTCTCCCATCCGGAAGTTATACTTTCCCCTGTCCTCCCAGTTTGATGATGTGTGGGGGATCGATTTCATGACCGTAATTGTAGTCCTGTCCTCCGGTCCGGGCATTAGTTCTTTTATCTGTTTTGGTTCTTTCATCGGATTTACATTCAAGCTTTTTATTCAGCCAATTGGAGAAATGCCTATATTCGTCTCCCGGATTGACCATTGTACAATTCTCATTCTGAAGTTTCCGGAAAAATTCTTCCAGAAAGTCCGATAATGTTTCCTGATTGAAAGCCTTGTATCCCTCATGATGTTTGTTCATGATGAGGCCTTCCGCCCAGGAATCGTTCCGCTTCATCTCATCAAACAATTCCTGCAAGGGTTTCAAGGGGGAAGAACCAAAAACTTTTTCTTCTTCTTTTTGAAATAAAACATCATCATTATCATTCTCATAATCATTTATAGTTAGGTTTGTTACGCTTTGATAGCCCTTGTTACTTTTGTTATCACTTGTTAGATTTGTTACTTTGTGATAACACTTGTTACTTTTGCTATCTTTTGTTACATCCTTATTATACCGACTGGCCATACCTCTCTTGCCAGCCTCACTTCTTTTTGCTATAATATCGTCGTATTTGTCTTTATTAGAGTCTATCTGTTTTTTTATAAAGGAGAATGCCATTTTAGCCAACGGTCTCAGCTCCGACAATGTCCCCGACTCGGCATATTCAATGACCGCATCGTACACTTCAAGTCTGACCTCCGGTGGATAATCCACTAACACCTCTTTCCATTCAGTATAAAAAACAAAAGACTTCCGTCTGCTTTCCTGTCCCATAATACGAGTATATTATTTAATCATTTATTAATAGTCAGCCTGAACAAGCCACGTTTTACAACCTTTCTTTGTATCAGTCCTTCCCTTATCATTACCGGAACAAGATTCCGCACATATTCGATAGAGATAAATTCCGTTCTGACAAAAAGATCCTGCAAGGTTCCCAAAAAGCCATCCGGCCCGCAATTTTCTATAGCGCGAAGAATACATACTTTTGAGAAGCCCAATTTAAGCAACAAGGCACGAGAAAGAATGACTGTATCAGGTGGTACGTAATCCTGAACTCTCTTATGTTCAACCAGCAGTTCTGTTTCAACCGCCATACGCACACGATGGTAATCTCTCCATTGTCCGTTGCCACAGGTCAACTTTCCTGCCATACGGTCAATGTCAGTCACAGTGGTACACGCACCATTATAGGTTAATATTCGATCTCCGATTTTCAGTTTTTTAAATTGTAAGGCATTCATGGTATTTTAATTCCTTTCTGATCAGTTATGGATTATTCTTCAAAGTCTTCAATCTCATATTCCCAATCCATTGCATCTGCTTCTCTGATATTATCAGAAAGCCATTCAGATGCTTCCACAGAGTCTTTGTCACTTTCACCGGGCATTGGAACATCTCCACCCTCATCATAACATTTTGCCAAAGAATCGTAAACATCATCTGGAACTTCTACATCGCAAAGTCCAACTCTATAAGTCATCTTGACTGTCAAATTTTTAATTACCTTCATTCTTAATCTGTTATGTACTTTTACACATAGAACAAAATCTAAACCTTTTGCAATCCACAGCATTCCTGTGATATCTATCTGCGCATGCAGCAAAGAAAGTGCAGTTATGACAATCTCTTTTAAATTTTTTCTTTTTCTTTACTTTAGGATATTTCATTTTTCACTCCTTTCTTATCTATGTTAAATTATTGTCTTGCAGCAAATTCTATCAATTTAACGAGAACCGACACTGGATGTCCGTGAAACGTTTCAACTGAATCGCCACTATCTATGTTTACAATTACCCCCACAAGACTACTACGTCCAGAACCATCGGACTTACCGGGATAAAGCATTATCCCAAATTTCGCGCCGTCACGCTCAAAAGAAACCGGAAGAAGTTGGAGAAGTCTGGTTGTGGAGAAGGCACCGCAATACCCTTTTTTTTGAGATAAAACGCTATCTAATGAGTATACACCAGTCTCCAAGTTGTACGCGATATCCATCAATGATTCAGAAATACCGGCATTAATTAATATTTCGGAATCATGCGGCCCGGTTCCCATAATTTTTCTTGCGACAGGGATTCGGATGTAACAACTCCTACCGTCTATGCTTAGTCTTAAAACCTTGATTTTCATTTTATTCATTTCTTATTCGTTTTGAATCATAACATTTCCATAATCTCATAGTGAAATCCAGGAATAATCTTGGGGTTATTCTGCTTCATCGTATGTTATTTATTATAAGGTCAATTAAAACATTATTTCTCGTATGATATCCTATATCAAGCAAATCACATAAGAAGCGTTTGTTTTGCTCGTGGTTAACTCCCCACTCATTTTTTATCGGGAGTGCCTGTTTTTCGACACTGTATCCTCTATCCTTCAACTCCTTAATCAAATCATCGTCGTCAGCATCCTCTAGAAATTCATCAAAATAATCATCAAGGTCAATTTCTACCTCTGTACTTATTCTTATCATTCTCATAAATCTTATGATTTTAAAATCATTCCCCCAACATCATGTTATCTATCGCACGCTCCAAATCTGGACGCCAAGCCAAGCAAGATTCCTGCGGATCGCAAAAAGTGTCAATCAAACATTCAGCGGCAACCACAACACGTTGCCAGTTGCTACATCCGCATAGTCTCATCCTACGTTTGATAAATTCATATAGAATAAGACGGTTGTCCACCTCATCCTCTTCACAGTATTCATCCTCTGCTATTTCCTTGCGGATAGCAAGAAGTTCCTGTTTATCCTCATCACCATCATCCCATTCTGTCCATTCTTCTTCATTACACCATTTGCTGTTGAAGAGTTCCTCCATCGGAGAAAGCAGATTATACACTTTCTCAAAATCATCCTTAGATGCTTTTGCTATTGTCATTCCATGTGTTGCCATTTCTATTAAGTTTAAGAATTATTATTGAGGAGAGGGGCAAACAGGTTGTTCCCCACCATATATCCATTTTCTATCAGTTCCTTCATCCATTTCTCCTCTATGGCAGGAAGGAGCTTGGCTCTCCGGTATACTGTCCTATCTTTAACATTCACCTCATTGCCTTTTTTACGAAGCAAATAGTGAAGCTTGTATAATCTGTTTCTTGTTGCCATAAACCATATTATTAGAGTTTCTATATGATCTTTTTGTAGAACTTACATATCTGTCCGTACTTGTTACAGGCGCATTCGCGGTGCCCCTTCGCACTACAGAAACATGAATTGCCACGATGGTCCGAACTATTGGCACAATTACGGCAGTACACACGTTTCGGCTCCACTCTTTTTAACGTCATAGTCACAGGGGTGAACAGGTTCGATAATAACGGCTATACCACAGCTTGAAGCCACATCAAGTTCAAGCTTGCATCCCTTAGACAGTTCCCATCCGGGAAGCATGAAAATAGCGTCACATTTCAGCAACATCGCGATATCGGCTCTCATATGCTCTCTCCAATGCGCATTATCAGGAACACCGTTATCGAAAGGATTCACAGGATCATAACCTTGTGATTCAAGTCTTTCTTTCGCCATGAGAAAAGCATGCTTCCGCTCATGAAGATCATAATGCGCTATCGGTCCACTTATATAAATTTTTACTTTACCCATTAATACTTCGTTTTAATTTTAACTTTAACGGAAAGATACAATATTGAAAGCCGTAACCTCATTATACCATTTCTGTCCATCCTTTACAAAATGCGCCTCTATGCGAAGAGACATTCTTACAGTATCCCCCATATTAAGGAGCTCTCCTACGTGTTCCCCATAGTTAAATACTGAAACCACTAGAGAAGTAGGGCGCATACCCGACTGCTCTATAAGATATGTGTATTTCTCCCATGCCTTTCCGGTCTTCGCGCTGACCCCTTCTATTTTTGAAAGAACCTGCATGACCTTTCCTGTTGCTTCTACAATCATGATTTATGGTTTTAATGTTTTACTTATTCTTTTTTGATATTGCTTACGTATTTTCTGCTTTTCCTCCTCCTCGCGTTCAAGATGTATCTGACGAAGCCGTTCCAGTACCCGTCCATCAACTTGCGATATATATTCGGTAACCAGATCAACAAACTGTTCGTAGGAACGGCATAATTCGTAGCGTCCTCCAGATACCTGCACGCATGTCTGATATACTTTCTGTTCTTCCCTTTGTGAAGAACCTGCCTTCATCTCAATGTTGAGGCTTGACCATTTTCCGGCAGGCAGCTGCAATATAAGGTCAGACACTCCGGCATTAGCACCTTCCGCCTTAAGACGCGCTGCCTCAGCCTTGTTTCTATATCCTCCGTTGGGAACGGAAAAGAACAAAGGTTTCAGATGTGGAAATCGGTAATGAAACCAGATCACACACCGGGTCTGTAAATCATGTTCAGGTGATTTGCTCATAACGGAACTATTTATGAATTGGTACGCATGGCTTTCAAGCGGCGGTAAATAGTGCGCTCGCTATATCCCATCTTCTGTGACAATTGCTTCACCGTCATATCCTGTGCCATGGAACGGATATAATGTATTTCTTCAAGATGAAACGAGTACGCATCAAGCATAAGTTCACGCGCCTTTTTATAGATTGAGTTGAGGCTGTGGCGCGTAAGAATATCCTGTATACAGGCAGCCTTTGTGTTGGAATACATGGCACACAGTATATCTATCTCCTGTTTGGTCCAATACGTTCTTTTTATACTCATGAGTTCAAGGTTTTAAAGTGTATTCTTAATATTTGAATGCGTGGCGTAACACATCCTCCGCATTGCATTTCCATTCCGAGTTCTGCCTGTCCCCGGGCTTTGCCATCCGTATTTTCCTCTCAGCCACGAGCCTTTCAAGAACATACCGACCTCCGACCCATCTGGATGCCTCTCTCTTTGTAAATGTTATGCCCTTCTTCCTGGCAACAAGAAAAAGGTTCCCTAATTCTTCCTCTGCCTTTGATGTTTGAAAATCACGTCTCATAATTTATTTGTTAAGGTTATCATAAAATGCCCTGTTCGCCTCATATTCAGCAGCAATCTCCGATCTTGACACGTTTCCCAGCTTCTGTACAATCACATCATAAGTTTCCTGAGGCATATTATACAATATCTCCTCGATGTAATCCTGATGCCCTACCAATCCCAGAACATACAGGAATGAGATCATACCCGCTATAAAAACCATACACTGCTTGGATAATCTGTTCATATTCATTCCTCCTGTTGCCTTTTTAGTTATCATGGTTAACCTGCATACTTGCATGGAATAAATATTTTCTGCCCGCCATAATTCTTTATTGCCTCTTTACGTATCATCTCATGAAAGTCATTGTCCCCACATTCAAAAGCCAATGCTTTTCTCACAGTTTCACTACTGACACCGAAATAAGAAGCCAGTTTAGCCTTCTTCCCATAGGGAAGCCAAATTCTACATTTCATGTTTGCTGTTTCCATATCGTTTATCTATATTTGAAAATTAATCATCGCTCATGTGATTATGATTTGTAATCACAATGCAAATATAACACCATTTGTTTATACTTCAACGAAAAGTATAACCAAATGTTTTTATAAAACATTATTTAACTATTACGCATGAAAAAGAAAGAGGCTTCATTGTTCTGCCTGCTAGAGGTTAAGAAAAAAAGCAAGCATCTATCATGGATTGAACGAAAAATGTACAAACGGCTTTTGCCATATTATACCCATTACACAGATGAAGTATATAAGGCTAGAGATAGAAAAGCTGTAACCGATGATGGAACCGTATTTAAGACAAAAGAAGGAAGAACTTTAGAAAAGTCCTTCCTTAACAAGAATCTGGTTCTGACAAAAACCGGAGAAAAAGAGCTTATTGATTTAAAGATGGAATGGATGAAAGAGTATCTGAATCAGTCTTTTGGCTGGATTCCGAAGAAAGTAATAGAGTTGACTCTACAATATCTATCCGTTGTTTTAATTGCTCTATTTCTTCTTTATTTTGTGTTGTAAGATGAAGGAAATATAGAAAAATCAAACTTTTCAATATCGACTTTATTGGATGGTAATTGTTTAGGCTTCTTTCCAAATGTTCCTTTTTGGAAAAACAAAAAGCATTATAGATGCTTTTGACAGGAATAAACAGAATACCTACAACAATTGAAAGCCATGCGTAATAATAAATAAAATCATCCATGTAATAAAATAAATCATTCATAACGATACAAGTTTAAGGGTTAATAATTATAGTGCGAATATAACAACAAATGAATTAACATGAAAACAATTGAAAGAATTAAAATGTTGATTTCTGAAAATGCCAAATCAGAAAGAGATTTCGCAATGAAGATTGGCGTGAATCAAGTTACGCTCAACAACTATACTGCCAACAAGCGCAAACTTAGTTTAGAAATAATAGAAGCCATACTCAACGCTTTTCCTGAGATAAGTGCTGAATGGCTGCTTCGTGGTACAGGTTCCATGATGTTAAACGAGACTAGCGATTCTATTAAAGCAAATGATTTTGATGAAGCTTGGTATAAAAAGGTAATAGACGACCAGCACGATACTATATCACTATTAAAAGAGAAAGTTAAATTCCTTGAAAAACAAATTGAAGAAAAGAGAAATGTCAATTACGGTTAAACAATAACGAATCCGAAGTTGTTTCTTCTACAAAATACAAATCTCGTTCTAATACCATTTTTATTATGGAAGAAACTATAAAAAATGTCATTTCCGACCTGCAATACAAGGTTGATGTACTCAAACAAGAAAAACAATATCTACTGGATATGTGCCGCAATTGCGAAACATGCGCACAGCGATTCTGCTGCCAGTACTGCAAGAATAAAACAGCAAAGGTCATTGCCATCAGAATAAAAAGAAAATAAGGATAGAGAGATTATAATAGACGCTATTTTTAAGTTGTTATTCTAATTATTTGAAACGGTTGCTATCAGTGATGACAGCAACCGTTTATGTTTAAAATTCCTAATAAAACAATATAATTTTTTAATCCAGTTTCCCTATGGTATTACTGTATAAATCAAGAAAACACCAAGCTATAACAACTAATAAAATTTAAATAAAGACTAAATTGAGCAATTATTTAAATTTTTTCTATGTATAATCAATAAAAAACGTTTCCTTTGCAAATCACATTGTGATTCAAAAGAAAGTACGAAAGAAATGTATGTGCAGGTGATATGCTTATTATAGGTAACCATGGAACAAATAAAGATAATGTCCCAAGTATTAAAAAGAATGGTTTTTATTCCAGCAAAGGGCTTCACCATTGGTGTGGGGAAGGTGTATATTTTTTCATTCAAGGAATAAATGAAAACAGCATAGACTTTCTGGCTGAACAATGGGCAAAAGATCAAGCGTATGATAAGACCAACAAAACATTCAAATACAAAGAATATGCAGTTATTGAAGCTTTTGTACATAGTAACGAAGAAAGGATTCTTGACTTGAGGTCGGAAGAAAATTTAATAAAAGTAAACGAGGTTAGGAAAATTCTTGAAAAAATGTGTTCTAGTAAGGGATACAAAATGAATGATTATAGAATTTGGGAATATATGAAAAACAAATTTGACATAGACATTGTTATACATAATGTATACATCAAATTCGGTAAAAATAGACGCCAAAATATAGAATCATTTATACCGAATTGTACTATAATGTCCGTTTATAAGGAAAATTTAATTGATAATAATATAAAAGTACTCAGGGAGGGAGTTATCTCATGACAGATATGAAAAAATCAGTAATAGAGCTTATGGAAGAATTTATCCATGAAGCAACTCCTGAATCAATATTAAATGATTGTAGAAATTTTGGAATAGAATTAGATAATGTAACTAGTACTAGTCCGAAGAAAGTAAAGGAATTTACAAGCAAAGAAGTTGGAGAATACCTAAAGAATGATTCATCTAATTTCACTAGAAACGAAAATATATATTGTATTGCAGCTTGACAATGGAAATTACATTAGAAAAAACAATTGCAGACAAGTTGGACCTTCGCAGAGTAACTAACTCAAGCAAGAAGACTCTTAGAAAATTCAATCTCAGATATGAGATACGAACAATTGAAGGAGAACCACAACGATTTGTCATTTATTTTAAAATGGATGTTTATAATACTGCAGCATTTAAATTGAAGATTGAGTACGCAGCTATATTTAAAACATCTGAGGATATCAACATGGATTTTCTAACATCACATTTTACCAAAATAAACGCACCAGCTATTGCATATCCTTATTTGAGAAGTTATGTTTCTTTCATATGTCTGAACTCAGGATTGGAACCAGCAATACTTCCTACTATAAATTTTATTGAGTTCTCAAAAGAGAATTTCTCAGAAGAAAACAACTAAAAAAACACTATAGGAGATGAATGTGTCAAAACAAAAAAATGACAGTTTCCCAAAGTTATAGATAGTAATTATAACACTTAAAAGGGTCATATCAAGCTCTGTATTGAGTAATGATATGACCCTTTTTTAGTCTTTTAAGATGCTCAAATTTCAGATTATAAGTTCATATTTTCAAAAACTGAATTTTGATACACTTGTTTTTACACTCCATGATTGCGTTTGTGTGCAAAGTAGTGGGACGGCATCCTCTAAGGGATGTTCTCAGTTTCAAAGCTTTCCGGATCTACAGTATATTGTATTACTTTCCGCACTGCTGCATCAGCCTGTTTCTGCATCACTCGCACATAATTGTAAATAGGTCTGTTCTTTTTCACAGACTGCCCTATACAATACTCCACCACCTCTGTCCTTATTCCTATCATAAAAGCGAACTGTGCGAATGTTTTTCTGCCGGCATAGTAAGAGAATGAAGTTTGAATGCCTATATGTTGTGCCAAGGCTGCGAAACATTTGTTGACATAACGTTGCAGATTCTTGTACCCGTTACAAAACGATAAGTTCAACCTGTTTCCCAGAATGTATTTATTGATGATTGTTTTCGCCTCATCGGGTATGGTCAAAGATGTAGTTCTTTCTCCCGTCTTGTGTTCTGCACTCTTTTTTCGGACGTATGTCATTGTCTTGCTTGACAAATCCGTCTCAACAAGGTCTGCAAGGTTGATCCCACCCAAGTAGAACGACAGGAGGAATAGGTCACGCGCCAGTATGAGTTTGCTGTCAGATGTTACCATGTCCCGAATACGCTGGAACTGCGTGACGGTTATGTCCATCAGCTTGGGTTCAGATTGCGGCATGGTAAATCCCTTGAACGGGTGTTCGTCATACTTCACCAACCCTTCGTCTATAGCTTCATTGATAGCAGCCTTGAAATGGGTCATGCGCATCTGTATATTCCCCTTCGCATATCCTCTGCGCTGCATCCCCTTGAAGAGCGTTTCCCGGATATCACGTTTTGTCAGGTAATCTATAGGTATATCACCAATGAGAGACACGATAACCTTGCAGGTATAGCGGTTCATTTCCGCGTATGAGATTCTCTTTTCTTTTTCAAGACGCTCTATTCTTCTTTCAAAGAGCTGCCGCACCGTTATCACCTCAGCTTCCTCCCCATCCTTCATCAACACTTCTTTCAACTGTGCACAGTTGGAAAACCTATTCAGATTGAGACCTTCCATCCGTTCCCGGTATATACCCAGCACATACTGTATTCTTTTGTTCATGATTGCCGCATCCTTGCGGTAACACACCTTTCCGTTTTCAAACTGGTATTCATCATCAACCTCGAATTCGGTAGAGATATACCGAACTTCCTTCTTAAAAGTTAAAGATACATAAATTCCAAGTTTACCCGACAATTTACGTCTGTTCGGGAGGATTTTTAAGTTTAAGGTAGCCAT